TTTTGATTAGCTCTTATCTGTGCTTGCTGGTCAAAGTCTTGCATCGTTGTGTCAATTACTTGTTGTTGATAAGGTGACATGTAAGAAGATATTGATCCTGTTCCTGTACCTGCACCAGTTCCAGTTAATGCTGTTGCCGCTCCTGCTGCAGTTGATGCATCAGTTAAAAATGGTTGAAAAGAACCTAAACCTGTTTGACCTAGGTTATAAGCTTGTGTTTGTAATGCATCTTGTGCTGCAACTTGTGGTGCAAGATCAGCCATACCTGCTTTTGTAATTCCAAATTGTTGTGCTTGTGCTTGTCTTTGTGCAAACTGTGCATCTGTTTCACCAGGTTGTTTTGCGTTTGCAGTTGTAACTGAAGGTAAACCTGATTGTGTTGCAAGGTCTGTTAAAAATGTTCTTTGTGCTGCTTCTATAAATTCTGGTGGTAAGTTTCTTTGTTCAACATAACTACCTTCTTGAAAACCTATTCTGCCACCTGATTGTGCCATTTGTCTATCAGGTAACACGGGTCCTTGTGGTTTAGGTTGGAAAGGATTTATTGGATCTTCATCGCTTGGAATAATTGGACCAGAAAATTTATTCATAAGTCTTTCACCTTCTTCATCTAATAAATCTAATTCTTCAGGTGTTAAAAGTCGTAACTCTTTACCAAACATTTCTAATGCTAATTCATTTCTTGAATCTTGTCTGTAAAAAGGATCATCCATTGATGCCATAGTTTTTGATTGGTCTTTTCCTTTAGACATTTCATCAATCATCATTTCTATTTGAATAATTTCGTCTTCACTTAATTCGTTTAAAGATTTACCAAATTGTTTTTGAGCGATCATTTCCATAACCTGGTTTCTTTCATCCATTGCATCTGGCGCTGAAGCCATCATTGTACCATTTGCAAGACCTACTCTACCGCCTTGATTGTAACCTCTAAACATACCAGGATCTGTATTAGGTCCTGCATCCATATACATACCAGGGTCTGTATTAGGTTCTCCCTCCATATACATACCGGGATCATTAAAGTATCTTGCACCAGGATATCTTTCTTCCACAGTTCTTCCGTATTTTTCTTCTACAAGATCAGGAAATCTAATAGCATCAGATCTTCTTTCACCCGTATCTATAGGTCCAGGTAATGGAATAGGTTTACTATCTAATTCTATTATTTGTCTTCTAATATTTGAATCATTGAAATCAGTTCCAGCTTCTTCGTTATATTTATCTAATCTACTTGTATTGTCTGGAAGGTCATAATAATCTTCTGCTCCTGAATCTATTCCTATGTTTGGATTGTATCCATCATCAGGAGTACCATCTGGACCTTGTGGACCAAAGCCTTCATTAAGATCGGTCATTTCATTTGCTACCATTCTTGCTGCAACTGATTCAGGTATCTTGTATCTGTCTACTATAAATTTTACAACCTGAGCTGCTTGGCCTGGCGGAGTTCTTTCTAAAAGTTTTTTTATAACTTTCATAACTTCAGCTTGATTGCCTTGTAATTTTTCAGCAAGTGATTTTGCCATACCACCTGGAGTAAATTTACCTAATAGGTTTAAAATGCCTGACGCATCATCTTTTAATTTATCTGTGTCTATTGCCATTAAGTAACCCTTCTCTCTAAATTTTTCATTGTATCATACATCTTTTGTGCTCCGTTTTCAATGCTTCCATTGCCTGCTCCTCTTACAGCATCTGCTGTAAAAACAAACTCATTTTTTGATAACATAGCCGGTACGTCATCTGCTTTTTCTTTGATACCAACTGGTACAAAGCCACCTTTAGCTCTGTAATCTAATTCTGTAATACCACCTTGATTGACTCTAGGCTCACCTATAGGCATACTACCACCCATCAAACCAACTCTACCACCTGTTGCTTTTGCTTCACCTTGATAATCTGTAGTGCCTTGAAGACTTGTTTGACCAACAATACCATCAATGTAATTATCTTTTTCTTCATCACTCATAGCTGCATATTGTGGGTTACGTAATGGTGTATAGTAACTATCCATGTAACCTTTCATCTGTTGTTTGACACGTGTGTTTCTTCTAGCTAAATATTCACCCATAGTTTCACCAGGTTGTTGTGGTTCAAACTCACCTGTAAAATAACTATACAATGCAGAAGCACCACCTGTAATACCACCTACTAATAGTTTTTCTTTTACTATTTGTGGTAATTTATCTGCAAGTGGAATTTTATCTATAGTTGCTTCAGTAGCTCTTTTCATAATACCTGTTGGTTTTGTTTCTATATTTTTATTTAAAACATCTTTCGGTGTATTTGTTTTTTCTCCACCTTGAAACAAACCTCTTCCTTTTTGTACATTCTCTGCACTTAATGGATTAGTAAGACCACCTCTTAATCCACCACCCATAATATCTGACATTCCTCTTTGTCCACCTAAATATCTTGCACCTGCTCCTGCTGCAGTTGTTAGTAAACCTTGTTTAAGTGCATCAGTTAAATTTCCTCTTTGATCTAATCTACCTACACCTCTCATGATACCTGCAATAGCAGGATTAAATGGTGCAACAAACGGTGCGGCTTTAACAGCAACATTTGCTAATTCGTTAGGTATAAGTTTTCTAGTTCTATCTACAACTTTATCTTTAAAATCTTGAAAGTAACTACCAATACCAAATTTTTTTCTAGGTGCAGTATTCATAATACCACCTTGTGCACGTAGTTGTCTTCGCATTTGAGATCTTGTAATCATATATATTAAATTTTGTTTTTATTATTTAGGCAGGAATTACACCTGAATTTATACTAATACTTGCTTTTAACAAGTAAATCAAGACTATGTTATAACTTCTCTAGGCTTGGATTCAAGCGCTGATAAGATAACATGTAGTCTATTGGCTGTTGCCGCAGTCACTTTTAATACTTCACTTTCTTGTAGTATTAAAGGGGCTGTAAGTAATTCTATTGTTGCATTAGCACTGACTGCTTTTGTCTTAAATACACTAAATACATCACTGCCTGCAGTAATTGTAACTGTTATAGTGTCCGCATTACCTGAGTCTTCTGACACTAATATTGATTTTATAATAGCAGTTGTAGCAGTTGGGACTGTGTATAATGTTGTAGCACTTGTTGTAGTCAAATCTACTTTTTTATTTAAAAATGTATTAGCCAAAGAAATATGCCTCCGCTTCTGCTTCGTCTTTTAAATCTTGTTGAAAGGTTGTATTTAATTTTTGCACAATACTATCTACGTCTCTAACAAATGATTGTTGTATTTGTTGATCATACTCTTCATTAGGTTGTGTAAGTGATTGTACAATTCTAGCCATTATCTTCTACCATCCGGTTGATAATCTATTCTAAAAGTACCAACTTTCCAAAACTGACTTGTACTCGTATTATCAATCTTTAATGATATTGATCTAGCTCTAGCTCGTGTATCAATTTTTTGTGTACCTGATGTTACTGTAAATGGACCAAGTGTTGAACTAGCTGATGTGTCATTTGGAAAATCTCTTAAATTTAATGTTACTCTTGCATCTCCTGTTTGTGATAAAAAGTCTGGTACTACTCTTCTTATTTTCATCATAAACTCACCATCACCAGCAAGACCTTGTTGGCCAATATCAAAATCTCCAGATTCAATTGATGCAGTGATTGCAGTAATTGCTCCTTCTTTAATTTGATTCAATCCTGTTTCATGTTCAAAATATGTAGACACACCATCAGTGCAACCATATACGTGATTAACATCTACTGCAGTTGTACCATCTGCATCATATTCTGTTGCATGTGGTTTACCAAATATAGAAGAATCTTGCCAAGCAGTTCTAGCGAGGGTTCCTGTAGTCCATACTGGTCGCTCGGGACTTGAATCTAGATAATTGTATGCAACCATTCTATTAACGGTACCTGATCCAGAGTTAGGATAGAACCACATAATTTCACCAAACAAATTATTTAAACCAACATTTATATGTTGTTTAGGAGTTGTATTAATATCATCGTAAACATGATCTTCAACTAAACATGGTAATGATTCTAGTTTACCGGTGTATCGAAAGAAACCATTTTCTGACATCCAATATGCAGCACCATCAACTTCAACAGCTGCGTTCTTACCAATCAATCCACAGTTAGTACCTACTTGTTGAAATGAGAATGTAAATGGTGGACCAACAAATCTCATAATAAATAATGCCGTATCCGTCCAAATGTAGATTGCATCTCTACCTCTGATTGCTCCTACAATTTTAGATCCATCTGAAAGTCTTTGTGTACCTGCAGTGTTAGTAGCAGACGGTGTGTATGTGTTAATATCCTCTTGCGACGAGAATCGTATAAACATTGGATCTTGTGTATCTTTATCTCCAATAGTTGTTTCTGTGCCAAAAAATATTAAGTGTCTATCTGGTGTTGATACCAAACTAAATTCTGATGCAGTAGGTGCACCTGATATAATTGTTGCTCTAGTATTATTAGCAGCTGTTGGGTTTGAGTCCCACTCAAAACTTTCACCCCCTGTTATAGTTGCAATAAGTTTATTACCAAAATTATCTAATGACCATATACCAGGTGCTGTTACAACGTCACCTGATACAGCCGTATTCCAACCAGCGTATCCTGAAGCATCACTTACTGTAGCTCCTGACGAATGTGAAGCAGCTGTCGTACCATTTGCTCCTCTAGTTAATCCTGTTAAAGTATTACCACTTACACCGGTGTACGTTATTAATTCTGATCCTATAATAACTGTTCCCGATGTTGGAAAAGATGATGCACTTGCCATTGTTAAAGTTGTAACTGATGTGTTAATTGATGATGAAAGAGTTGATGTAAATACTCCAGACTCTAAACCACCCCATGAACCAAGTCCCCAACCAGTTGATGCAACCTCTAAAGCTACTCCGACTGGATAGTAATGTTTCACACGAACACCACCAGAAGTGCTAGCCCCTGATCCAGATTCAGCAGAATCCATAGTAATGGTTAATGTAGTAGATGTAGGTATAGTTGTAACTTGAAATTTATTGTCATCAAAATCTGCAGCTACAAAATTAGAATTAGTAATAGATGAAAAATTATCTAGTAATATAATATCACCTTTGTTTATATTGTGTGCTGATGAAAAAGTTATTGTAACAGCTGTAGATCCATTAGTTGTACTAAACGCACTTGTTAAAGTTGTTGTCGCTTTAATCGGATGTATATCATAAAAGATACCACCAGAATAAGCGTATAAAATTCTGTTTGTGCCAAGCACTGCATATTTAATACCTGATGTATTTATAAAATGGTGAATAGCTGTGTTTCGACCAGTAATGTCAACTGACCCTAATTGAGCCCAACCCCCTATTTTTTCAGGTGAACCATATCTGAATCTAACATTGTCACCATTAACCCACTGACTCTCGCCGCCAGTTGATGTGACTTGTTTATTAAACCCAGGTGCAAATTTTACTTTTTGTAGCATAATTATCTTGCCGTCGCAGGCACTCCTCCGCTAGTTACAAATGGTTGTTCAGCCCAAGCATAATATGTGTATGTTCCACCAGCATCATTAAATCTATTTCCTGTATTTTTTATTTTAAAACCATTGGAAAGAAAATCTACATATTCTTCACCACTATCTTCAGAACCTGAGCTATTTGGTCTTAAATATTTACTCACAGCATTAAATGTACTTCTTTTGGCATCAAACATGTGCCAATCTCTAACTAAATTTGATTGTTTTAATATTACAAAAGCTGGCTTAAAACCTAAATAAATAAATGTTCCGTCTACATTTTCGTTAGCAGCATACAATCCAAATTTTGAAAAGCCTTGTCGTTCAGAAAAACAGAAGGCAAAATGAGTACCATTATTCGTATTTGTATTTCCACCATTTCCTACTGTAAAAACACTAGAAGTTGGAGTTGTGTTATTCCATGCACCAGCAGTAGTACCAGCAGCATCATCTACGTTTAAGTAACCAGCAAATTTAGTATTGCCTGTTCCAACATTATATACTTGAAATCCAGCTGACGCATCATATTGTCTAACAAACATTGCAGTTGGAGCAGTTGATAATCCATGTTTTATTGTTGCACCACTAGAGCCATTTCCTGTGTACTTTACTATGGAAAAACCAGCAGTATCATTAACAGTTCCAGAACTATCTAAACTTCCTATTCCAGTTGAACTTGCGTCATTGGTAAATGATGTTCCAGCTTTCCAGCACCAGGCTACATGAGTATCATTATTTTCATTACAACCAACACCATTTCCTAATGTAAATCCATCCGAGCCAAAAGCTGTCAAAGTATTAGCATCTGTTGCTAGACTTGCTGCGGTATTTGAAGCAACATATTTAGTTGCACCATTAATTGTATCAAATAAAAAGTGATCTCTACTATCTCTTTGTTTTATCCAGATAAAATCTGGAGCCATATCTTCAGAGCCATCTAAAGTAATTGCATGACCAGCACTTCCATTTCCAGTATAAAGCTTAGTCTGGAAATAAAGTTCTGGATTATCTATATCTGTATAAGCCATTATCCATACTCCGCTAGGTTTTTTGTGCATAACGCAAAATAGCCGCTAGGTACCGCATACTCAAAATTTCCATAGCCATTACCATCTGTGTTGCCTGATGATATTGCATGTATTGGACTACCAAAATTAAATTGTCCAGTTTCTTGTAAAGAATCATTTCCATCTCCAAATGCTGGAAAATAAAAACCACTATCACCAATTACACTATCTGCTGCTGTAATTGAAATTGGATTAGTTCCATTGGCTGGATCTGAAGAATTATTATAAGTTCCATTTTTAGAAAAATATAGTCTATTATTATCCATATCTAAGGCTACACCTATAATGTCGCCAATAGAATAAGTGGCATAACCAATTAAATTTGAATTATTTAATAATACATTTCCATTAGCTG